CGATAGCTTGTCCATTAGCCCCTGTCAAAAGGGTTCCTACACAACCCCAAGCAGCACTAAAAGGATTGGTTGTGGTGGTTACTAAACCATGTTGAACTAATGGATCATAACCTTGATCACCTGGTTGTAAAATATATGCTATGATTCCACCCAATGCAGCGTCACCAACTTCATAAGTCGGTGGTAGATTATCACAGCATAGATCAATACTTACACGCTTCCATGTACCACTACTACCTTTAGGGTAGCCATCAGCGATAACAAGACTTCCTGGTACAATCTTACCAACTTTAGTGTATCTAACCCAACCCATTTTTTTAGAAGGTGTGGTTGGTCCAACCGGATCGTCGCAACATAGATCTGTTACCACTTCAGCCCATAGTGCTGGACCTTCAGGGTAACTACCTTGTGTAATGATCATACTACCTGGAACAATCTTTCCAGACTTAGTATATCTAACAAATGCACGTTGCTTTGCCATACAATTAATTTTGATTGTTAGACTGAGCTTTTGCTGCTTCTACTAAAGCTTTAGCTTCTTCAAGAGTTTTACCTTCTTTTAAGTAGTCAGATACTCTTTTATCTTGTGCATCTCTAATAGCTTTTTCTTCTGGGGTTACTTTTTTAATTGGCATGATTTTAAATTTTAAGGGTTAACTGTTACACTCCATCCTTTTAATATAAGACTTGCTTCAGCTGCTGATCCTAGAACAGATGGTGCAGAGTTAGTACCTCCACTAACATCAACAAATCCACCAGTTAACCCACCACTGTCAAGTGTAATAAGAACATGGTCTACAGAAGCTTGTGTTAAAGCATTATTGTTCAAATTAACATCATCCAAGTTTATACAACCTGTAATGTTTATATGTACTAATCCTGAACTTTGGTTATACAACTGTCTAAAAGTAGTTATTCCTGTAAAATCTAAAGATGTAAATGCCATATCATCACCATCCCATTCATCGATACCTTCTAATTTTTGAAGATTGCTTATTGCTACAGCTTGACCAGGACCAAACCCAATTTCAAAATCTTGAATTTGACTAGGGTTGTCTATACATAAATAAACAGTGTGAGGGATTAAACCTTCTAAGTCATATTCAAAATCATAATCACTTCCATCAGCAACAAGAGAAAAACTCTCACTCACTACTGATGTCCATTGAATACTTCCTGTTAAATTAGGTCCTCCATTTCTTGTTTGTAATGTAAAACCATACTGTCCACTTTCAACATCTGCAATAGCTTGTATTGCTATACAGCATGTGTATCCACCATCTTGAATAGTGTTACAACATAAGTCTGCTGGAACTTCACTCCATGTAGAAGATCCATTAGGATATGATCCACTAGTGAGGATCAAACTCCCAGGTACAATTTTTCCTTGCTTACTGTACCTTACAAATGCACGTTTTTTTGACATTTTAATTTATTTTAAAGTGATTTTAACATTGCAATCATCTTAGGATGAGGGTAGATATCTACTTTATCTGCTCTCACAGAATTATGTGTAAACACACCAGCCTCACCTCTGAGTGCTCTCTGAGTAACAGTCCAGATATCTTCGTTATACTTAATCGGAATACCATATCTGTCCCTCCATAACAATAATAAATCTTTCACACTCTGAATCTGAGCATCAGAGTAGTTATGGAAATAAATATGTCTTTTATAGGGAACATCTAGCTTAATCACTTGATCAGCAGGAACTTCCCCTCCAACATAATTATAAAACTTACCTCCAGTGTAACTAAGTTGACCCCAATTACAGATCTCTATACCAATAGAGTTCTTGTCGAGGTTAGTATAAGGTACACCAAATGCATCAAATACGTTACGTTTGACACCAAGATGGTATGCCCAGTATTTAGAACCAAATCCTTGTACAATCTTACCATCTCCATCAGCTGATCCAGGACCAGCAATAGCTACACAGGTAGCTACACGCTCAGGATTAGAAGCCCACCACTTAAATACATTTGTACCACTACTGTTACCAGCTGTATGGTGCAAGTAAATTTGACGTTTGGGATGTTCTTCCCTTACATACTGACTAGACGGAAAATCAATTTGTACTAGGTTCATCTGTAAAAAAGTTTGAAATGAATTTACCTACAACACCTACCACCATAATAACTGTACCAGCTATAGGGTGTCCGTTAAGGATTACAATTGTAGCACCAAATGTACCAGCAGCCGCTAGGCTGTCTCCAAACACCCTAAGTCTCTTAGGAGTGGGAGAGAAATAATGTTTCCAACCGAACTGCATAACCTATATTTTAGAGAAGTGTAATGTTGAGCTTGGCAGCAATACGCACATAAGCATCTTCATTGATGTCTGCACTATTTCCCCACTCATTATATTCAGTTCCCTCTAGTGCAGAATTTCCTTTAGCAAGCATGATGTTACTAACCTGAGGCTCAGAATCAGGATCTTCACTAGGAGTGATCACTTGATTAATGAGTTCAAAATAGAAAGTTGCTGAGTTAGTCAGGTTGTCATTAACAATATACAACTCAAGATGATTTGCTGTTTGCTGTTGACCGTTTACCCAAAGTGTTACGGGTTGAATCGCTTTCATAATATATATTTATTTATAAAGGTTTAGAATAAATCGTTCCAGATAGTACCGTTGAAACAACGTAGTTTGTTTGTTCCACTATCATAATACACATCCCCAGCTTGTGCTGTAGCAGGTTGTGTCATAGGTTGAAATCTAACAGAACCATTAGATTTAATACGCATTCTTTCAGTGGATGCAACTAAGCTAGGGGCTGTTCTAAAAATAATAGCAGCATTGTTAGTTGACCCAGAGTCAAAATACATTTGACCAGGGAAGTTTACGTCTGTATTTCTAAATGCTTGGAATGCTGCTCCATTAGCAACAGCAGCTATTAGGGGAGCAGCATAAAATCTGATAGCTGTAGGGTTATCACCAAGACGAATATCCGCATAACTTTGAGTGCTTGAGTCATTGTTATCAAGCGTAATCAGTCCATAAGTGTTCTGAGGAGCAGTGTTCATGTTCTTGATAGTAAGAACACTCTTTGTATAGTCAAATGCTGCAGGGCTTCCCTCAAAGTAACCTGTACCAGCTACTTGAAGTTTATATCCTGCGTTTGTAGGAAGTGCAGTAGAACCTCCTACAAATGTATTACCATCATTGAAAGATACAATTCTTCTATTATTAGAACCATCAGCAATAATAATATGATTACTTAAAGTTGCAGATAATCCTTGAACTTGTGCACCAATTACTGTATTGCTACTACCTGTGGTAATACCTCTTCCCGCACGTTGTCCTATAAAAGTATTATAACTTCCTGTAGTTAAAGATTCACCAGAAAAATAACCATAACCAGTATTAGCTACACCAGTAGTCATTTTCCACAAACTATCTAATCCAAAAGCACAGTTTTGAACTCCTGTAGTTAATGCAAATAATGCCCACCCACCGAATGCTTGGTTATTATTACCAGTAGTAGAGCTAAACAATGCTCTATATCCAAAAGCATCATTTTGTGTAGAATCAGCTCCACCTGTATACTGCCAACTATTACAAGCTTCTGCACCAAACCAAGTAGAAGTATGCCATCCACCAGCTCGAATATAATTTCTATCAATTAAAGCATCAGCTCTTGTTGGAGCTTCAATAACTAATTGTGGTAATTTTTGAAGAGGAGCAACACCCCTATATGTAAGAGGAATAGGACCATTAATTGCTCCAACATCTACCCCACCAAAAACATCTAATCCTACACTAGGTGTATTTGTACCAATACCAAGTCTATTGTTTACATTATCCCAAAATAACTGTGTAGGATCTTCACTAATAGTACCAGTAGAACCTGTAAATAACACAGATCCTGGTGTATATGATGTAGGTACAATAGCATCAATCTCAGTTTGTACCTGATTGACTAAGTCATTTAAATGAGCAAGCCTTGCAAACTCAGTGTCTCCTTTGATCTTATTTACATAAGGATCAGGACTTAACGGTTTATACTTTTTAATAGCCATTTTTAGTCAATTAAATTTCCTAATTGTAGATTTTGTTCAAGTTGTGCTTCCACTTGAGCTTGTGTTACAGGACTATCTGTCCAATCTACAGGTATAAGCTCAGCATTTTGATACACTTCTTCTAGCTCAGGAAGCATTTCAGCGGGAAATGTCTCTTGAGAGAAATAGAATGTGCCATCATCACGCTTACCAAATGTCACTTGGTAAAACTCTGTAGCATTAAGACCCATGTAAGTTCCTGTCGATGTTTTGTAGAAGTTCATAATTTATATTTTATATATTTTTAACTAAGTGTAACTGTCCATCCCTGTGCAGCAAGATATGTTCTTGAAACAAGAGAAGCAGCAGAGACAGTGGTTGTAGTTCTTACCGCTAATTCAGCCTGACTACCGACCACAGGAGTGATTCCTGTAAGGTTTGTAGCAATGTTGTTCCAAACTAAATCTGATACAGCTGTTGTATTCTGGGTGGTATTTCCAGCAACACAACTGAGATATCTATTAACCTTTGGCATATTCAAGAACCAGCTTTCATTACCACCCATTCCCCATAGACTGCTATTTATTGTAAACATTAGTTCTGAAACATTAGGATAGTTCGTTTGATTTACAAATGATCCTACACCTAAAAGATTTCCAGTTCCAATCATTTGACCAAACGTAAGCTGAGTGATGGAAGGTCTGTATAAATTTGGAAAAAACGCAGCATTTTCATATCTCCAAGGTCCCCCACCAGCGTGCTCCATTGGGAAACTCCATAGTGATGTTAACTCTTGCCAGTTAGTAATTAGGTTGTAATCAGTATTAAAATACGCAGCCATCAAACAAATAGCTTTTGTATTTATAGGAAGATTGCCTGCTACATAGTAGACACCCCAACTAAAGCTTGGACCTAGATATTCAGTATCTTCATTATGAAAAACATACAAGTCTGAACTAGTGGTGTATCCTGTACAGTTTACAGCCAATACATTTCTTCTAGGTATTTTAGTTTTATACCTTTGACCTGAACCAAGTAAGTATCTATTCCAGTCACGAGTGCTATCAGAATCTACAATAAATCCATTTACAGCCCCTGTTAAAGTTGTAGAACCATATTTAATTATGTCATTAGTTCCTACATACAATCTAATGTTTGCGGGACCTCTGTACATATAATACCTCAAAGCTCTAAGTCCAGGATCAGTGGGTGATGTAGATTTAAAACTTGTAGAAGTTGTAGAAATAGGAGTAATTGTTGATACAAGTTGATTATCAGGATCAGAGTTCCAAAGAGCAGCATATTCAGTTGCATTATCTGCTATTCCTAAATATACATCATTAACATTCCATACTCCTACAGGATATCCTGGGGTGTCTGTTCCTAAGAAAGTCCTAAGATTAAATACAGGTTCACAACATAAATTAATACTTACATCTCTCCACAGTGACCCGTTGCGAACTGGAGGTTTATTTCCTAATACTAACGATCCAGGAACTATATTACCGTCTTTAGTGTATCTTACAAATCCTTTAACCTTACTAGTAGTGTAAAAACCAGGATCATCACAACACAAATCAGTTGTAATCTCAGCCCATTTAGCAGGTCCTTCTGGATAGCTACCATTGGTAACAATCATACTACCCGGAACTATTTTTCCGTTTTTAGTATACCTTACAAATGCTCTGTTTTTCACTATTTATAAAATTGTATAGTATTAATTAAGTGTTACAGTCCAGCCTTGAGCTGCAAGGTAGGTTCTAGAAACTAACGAAGCAGCTGATGCAGCTGAAGTATTTCTAATACGAAGTTGTTTTTGACTACCTACAACAGGAACAATTCCTGTTAAATTTGTAGCTACATTATTCCAAACAAGATCTGATGTAGCTGTAGTTTGTGCTCCTGAATATATAGCAAGATATTTAGTTACTTTTGGCATATTCAAAAACCAGCTTTCTGATCCTGTAAAGTTCACTGAAGAATTATTTTGATCTGTTATAAGTTCAGAAACATTTGGATAATTAGCTTGAGTCATGTATGGAGCAGTCGAAATAAGATTGTTAAGTGATTGACCAATCTGTACCTGTGTAATTTGAGTAGAATTTATAGTAGCAGGCCATTTTGCAGGATCAGTCTGATGCCATCTACCACCCCCTGCAGAAAAATTACAAATACTCCATAAAGAAGTAAGTTGAGGCCAGTTATTTATTGCATTATAGTCAAAAGTATTTCCATCTGTTCTTGCCTCAAATGCCTGTGTAGCAATAGGAAGAGCCCCAAAAATAGTATAGACACCTCCATCTGGAGGAAATACTTTTGGTCCTACATACTCTGTATCTTCATTATGAAATATAAAAACAGGTGTGCTATCTGGATTACCTGTACATGTTAAAACATATACTGTTTTATTTGGAACTTTTGTAAAGTAGTTAATTGTCCAAAGAGGTCTATTCCATTCAAGTCTTGTATCCGACTGTACTGCTGTAGCATTAGCTGCTGTTCTTGTTGTAGATCCATATCTAACTATATCATTTATGCCCATAAATATTTGTAATCCAGGAGCACCTGTATATCTATAATATCTCAATCCTCTTACAAAACTAATTGTAAGATTTGGCGTATCTGTTATATAAAACTCTGTAGATGTGGGTCCAGCAAAAAGTTTTCCTTGTGCTTGGTTTGTAACATCTGAGTTCCAAAGAGTTACGTAAGCATCCTGATCTGTAGCTGTTCCTAGGTATGTACCAGTTATGTTCCAAACACCCACTGGGTAACCTGGTGTATCAATATTCAGAAAGTTTTTCATAGGAATAATAACACAAGAAAACTTCTCGCAGTAAACAATCTGTTCTATTGTATGAACTCCTAATGGTTTCTTTCTAGCTGCAAATAAAGAATTTGCAATTATATTTCCGTATTTATCAACCTTGACAAAGAACCTTAATCCTTCTGGATGATATTCTCTACATTCACAAGGAAGGGGTGTGTATTCAAAATTCTTAAGCTCAAATAACCCTCTTTTTAAAGATGGATAGGGTTTATGAAAACCCTCCATGGTTCCCGGTATAGGAAAACCATATTTATCTTTTTGAGCATAATATTTTTTACAGACCGCCACTATCTTCTAAATATGTAATTGTAAAACAAATTAAATGACATGTTCCAAATCAATCCTAGTAAAACAAAATGTGGAAGTTTAGCTGATACAGGAACAGCTGATATAATTGCCAGAACAATGAATACCACCATAGAGCTCTTGGCTAAATGCCAAGCATCTGGTCTGTATTTAGTGAATGGAAGAAACTTCACATACTCCCAACTGATTGATTTACACCACCATCTAGGATTGAGCTTGGAGAATATAGACTTCTCAAATGCAGTTTCATATTCTACACTATCCATCAGAGCATTACATGCTGCTGCTAGAATTAGAAATGCTGCTGAGAATATCATTTCTGGTAGCAATTATAAGGTCCACCTACAATTAAGCAGTTCTTTCTAAGGCTGTCCCAAATAGGTTTAACAGATCCAGAATCCTTGATAATTTGATCTACATGGGATTTCTCAAGCACCTTATCATTGTTCCATTTGATTTGACTAGGTTGCCAAAGAAGTGAAGATAATCCTCCTACAATAAGAATAAATAGAGCCACATTACTCATAGCTCCAATCTTAGGGAACCACTTGGCATTGCTAGCAGCACCAATAAATGTAGCAAGAGCAGCTAACAATAAAACTGTTCCAATAATTGTCCAGGTGAGGCTGTCTCCTCTTTCTGAAGCAAAATGAAAAGCTTGTTTCCATGTAGGTGATAATACCACCTTAGTTGAATCTAACATTGGTTTATTTTTTTGGTTTAGTAGATGTAGGACGAGGTTTACCACAACCACATCCGTATATAGCAGTATTTAATACCATAAACTTTACTTTTTAAGTTTTATTTTCCAATAAGACTGCACTCCATATATAATGTTACCGTCTCTATCAAATCCGGCATTAGCTCCTATAATGTAGTCTTTCTTAGTTTTATATAATAAACCTGCATTAATTCCGTTTACAGGACTTCCTGCTACCCCAGATACTTGACCACCCGCATAAAGCTGTCTAACTTTTGGAGCAGGCTTAATAATTGTTTCTGTTATAATAGGATACTTAACATTGATTCTATAACCACGTTTAAGAAGCTGATTTTGACTAACAGTATCTGTTACCTTTACATAGCCAATAGTATCAATTCTAACACTATCAGAATAAAGATTTGTAGCTAAAAATCTACCTACAACTTCTTGATACTGAGCAAGTAATCTACTATAGTTTGTATCAGGAATATAGTGATTAATAATTGTGTCACGTGAAACATCTATAGGAATAGTCTTAATTAACTGAGGTTTACTATAGATTGTAGAGTCTTTGATAATCCATGTTGTGTCACGGATCACCTTAACTTGTACATCACCAGAAGGCGTTGACTTACAGCTTTTTAATAGTAATGCAATAAGTAAACACAATACAACTAAGTTCAAAAAATTTTTCTGTATAAACTTAGATGTACTTTGCATACTTTTTCCTCTTTTCGTTAAGAATAAATTCTTTAGAACTGTATACATGAGCTACTGGATTAACTGGGCTTTGTTCAGTGGGTTTTAAAAGAGATCTATTTAAGATGTCAATTTGCTTTTCTAAAGCATCAATCCTAGTTTTGTCAATATTAGACTGAGCTAAGAGCTGCTTTACATCATTTTTAAGTTCTTTGACGTCTTGCCAGATAACTGTTGCCAAAATAGTAACAACAGCTGGAAACAACCACGTCTTAATAGTTGCTACAGAGTCATTCTTTTGTTGCATTTCAAAAGAAAATTAGTTAATATATAAAAATTAGTTATAATCATAGTCCTTTGTAAACATAGTCTACAATATAATATAATATTTTTTGACCAAAAAACCCCTAATTTTACATTTAAACTTCTAAAAGTTATGAATCTAGAGACTTATGCAACCAAGCTTGAAAGAAAGTTGGTAGAAGAATTCAAAGAAAAATTCCTAAGTAAAATAGGGTATGAGCCTATTGTAATAACAAAACCTGCAGTTAGCTCTGAAGGAAATATACCTATAATTTCCATGGAAGAGCTTGAAGAGATATTTGAACCATACCTTCCTGTAAAGAGAGGAAGAAAGCTATCCTTAAAAGACTCAGCTAGATACAGAGAACTAGTAGAACTTAGACAAATCTTCTGTGTACTAGCTAGAGAAATGAAATACACCCTGGTTGGAATTGGTACCTATCTAGGTAAAAGAGACCATACAACAATCATCCATAGCATTAATAGTTTTAAAAACCTAGTGGAGCTAGATGAGCAAATTAAAAAGAAGTATTTATTAATTCTACATGATTTAAAAGAGAGATATAATGAGCCATCAATTATGGAGCGTATTAATCAGACACAATTTAAGTCCGAACCAGATCTATCTGCTTAGTTGCTATAGAAGTAATATTAAACCAACTAAAATTATTGACGAAAATTTAGAGAATTCAATATGTCAACAAAGACAACTAATTGATTCTCAAGGAAATCTAACAAACACCGGAGCTTTAATTTTAAATGAATTTGAAACATTCTTAACTAAGACTAAGAAAAAGGTAGCAACGGAAGTATTAGGTGCAGAGTCTTCTGATAAAATCAAAGAGTATAGAGAGATTTTTCCCTCTAAAAGATTACCATCAGGTCAACTGGCTAGACAGTCTACTGAAGAACTAAAGCAGAAGTTTATCTGGTTCTTTAAAACCTACCCTGAGTATGACTGGGATTTGGTCCTAGATGCTGCAGATTACTATAATGCAGTGTTTGAAAAGAAAGGATATATGTACATGGTAACTTCTTCCTATTTTATAAAGAAGACAGACCCAATAACAAAAGAGGTAAGTTCAAAGCTTGCCGACTACTGTCAGGAAATACTTGACAACCCAAAAATTTTGGATAGTTTATAAACAAAAATTTGGTTTTTTACACAATCATGCTTATTTTTACAGACTCAAAACACAAAAACAAATGTCACAACCAAGGTTATTCAATGGGAAAACCTACGTAGAAGTGTTAGAGGAAGGTCTTCAGTACGTAAAAGATAGACGTACTGGAAAGATCAAATCCTTTAAACTTCCTTGGATAGGTTTAAATAAGGTGGGGGTTGGAGGACTGGAATGGGGGTCAATGCTTACTATTGGTGCAAGACCTGGGGCTGGTAAGACAATGTTTGTCAGTCAAATTCTAAGAGAATCTAAAATTCTAAACCCAACACAAGAGTTTAACATACTTGAGTTTCAGTTTGAGATGGCTCCAAAGCAAACAGCTTCGAGAGACTTTGCTGCACAAACTGGATTAGACTATAACGTTATATTAAGTACAGACTTTGAAGTGTCTGAGTTTGCAATGAACGTTATAAATAACTATGTAAACGACTGCAAAAATTTACAGAATCAAGGTGTAGTAAGAGTTCAGATAAATGAACCACTGTCTTACAAAGACATTGAAAAAGCAGTGTACCATTACTACAATGTTCTAGGAGGTAAGCCTCTTATTATTACAATTGACCATAGCTGGCTAATTAAGAAAGACAAAGAGGACAGAGAAAAAATCAATACTCTGTACAACACTACAGAGATGTTGATGCAGCTTAAAAATAAGCTACCTGTTATTATTGTAATGATCACTCAGCTAAACAGAAGTATTGACGAGCCTCATAGAAAAACTCCAGGTAGTATTTCTAACTTCCCAACTAGTTCAGATATTTTTGGTGGTGATGCCTTGATGCAAGGATCAGATATGGTGCTAATACTAAATAGACCATATAAGTCAGATATTCCCGTATATGGACCAAAAGAATATATATGTGGAAAGGAAGACTGTTTTGTACATGTAATTAAAACCAGAAATAGTTCAGATGATAATAATCTTCTGTTTATGAAGTTTGACTTTGGTAAACAAAAGTTACAAGAAGTACCTGAACCAGCTGCAAACAATCCATCTGGAAACTATCAAAGAAGAAGTAGAAGAAATTCTGCTGCACCAGATGCAGGACTAGAGCTTTAATTAAACAATATACATTAACAATTAAAACAGAGTAACATGTCTATTATGCACAGCATGAGTGATGAAGAACGTGCTAGGTACAAAGCTCAGAAACTCAAAGAAATGAGGGATTACAACCACTCATTAATTGAAGATTTGGGTATTTCACCTTACGACTTCAACATGAAGAGTCAATTTTATGACGAACAGAGAAGACTGGTGGTTGGGATCTTTCCATCAGAATTTAAAAAAAGTAAAGGTTTTTACTTTGAGTTAATCGACAAAGACTTAAAACCAATAGATCCAGAAAGAAAAGTCTATCGTATACCACTGAATGATTCATTTGATGAAGAGTATGAACTAAACGCTAAAGGTTCATATCTTGTTCCAATTGAAGAGTTAAGAGTGGTAAACAGATCTTCTGTTGCAATCAGTAAATATTCTGCAGTTGCCGAAGGTCCTGATGATGATTTTAAACTAACAGCTCAAGCTAGAATGAGTGTTCCTAAAGCCCCAGCTCCTATGGAAGATGCTCCATATGCAGATATGACAATTAGGGATTATTTTGCTATTCATACTGGTAAGCCTGTTAGTACAAAAACCTGGTTAAACGACCTTATCAGAACCTATAAATAATCTATTATGGCACAAGGAATATTAATTATTGCAGAGTCAGGTGCTGGTAAGTCTACTAGTATCTCGACGTTAAACCCTAAAGAGACGTTTATTATTAATATAGCTAACAAGTCTTTGCCATTTAAAGGATGGAAAAAGAAGTATACAATATGGAGTAAGGATAATCCTACTGGTAATGTATATGATAAATCAAATCCTGAAAGTATTGAAGCTTGTCTTAAGTATATTAATGACAAACGTCCAGAAATTAAAAACGTAGTCGTTGATGACTTCCAATATATGAGTTCATTTGAGTTCTTTGATAAAGCTGGAGAAAAAGGCTATGAGAAGTTCACTCAAATTGGTGCTCATTTAGCTAGGATAAGTCGGATGCCCAAAGACATGAGAGAAGACTTATTAGTATTCTTTCTCACTCATGCAGAAGAGTCAACAGATATGGAAGGTAAACGGAAATTTAAGGCAAAAACAATTGGAAAAATGGTTGACGAAAAACTAACTCTGGAAGGATTATTTTCCATAGTTTTGTTTGGGAAAGCCAAGAAGGATAAGGAAGGAAACATCAGGTATGTATTTGAAACCCAAACTAATGGTGAAAATACTTGCAAGTCTCCAAAAGATATGTTTCCCACTTTTGAAATTCCAAATGATTTAAACCTTGTAGCATCTGCTATTAGAGATTACGAAAATTAATTTTAACTATTAAATATTAAACAACATGTTCAACACAGAAGGTCAAGACGTAAAACAAAATTCAAGTGTTTCAAGAAACTTTGAACCCGGAGTAGTTTATGCTCACATTTTTAGTGGCAATGTACGTACATCAAAAACAGGTAAGAAATCTCTAGAATTAGTTCTAGAAGGACCAGCTCTTACAAATTTTGAGGGATGGGCAATTGACAGAGAAAACCCAGAAGGACCTAAGTATAAAGGTCAGATGGCTAGAGTGAGTGCTACTATCTATACAAGTGATTTTAATAGTGACGACATTAATAAAAATGAGATCCTGTACAAACTGCTTGTAATTGCTGATCAACTAGGTCTTAGAAAGAAAGTAGATGCTTTATCTAAGGATGCTAGTATCAAGACAATTGAAGACTGGGTAGTAAAAGCTATTGACATTTTGAAAGATAATGACCTGTATTTTTTCCTAGCAGGAAAAGAAGATGAGTATAATGGAAAGATTATTGTAAGACTCTCTCTCCCTAAGTTTAAGTTTTGTTCTGCTGACGAAACTAAACTAAACAAGTTTGATAAGTCTAACAAATATCACTACGCTCCTTATACCAACAAAACAGTTGGTGGTTTTGAACCAGCAAACAACGACTTTAATTTGTAATACAATCCTCTTGTAGCATAACATAACGGGGGATTGTGTCTACTTTCCCCCTTTTCTTTTTAACTCCAAGTAAAATGTTTAAGACAAAGAACTTAGTACATAATGTAAAAAATGTACCTGCATCTTGGATATTTGAGAATTTTTGTAAACTACGAGAGAAACTCACTGGACAAGATGTAAAAATTAAAAGTCTTTTTAATCCTAAAGAACGTACAGCAAGCATGTGCATTTATTTTGATGCAAATGCTAAGGTGTATAAGTATAAAGACTTTTCTTCAGGTAAAGGTGGATCTGCTATTGATCTTGTAAAGGAACTAAACAGCCTTAAATTTCATGAAGCATCCCGCCTAATTATTGAAAAATACAACGACTATATACTTCATAATAATGGAGGATATGATGTAAAAGAGTTTAAACAGTCTTCTAAGTACAAAGTTAAAAACTATCAAGTTAGACCTTGGTCAACACAGGATCAATATTTCTGGACCCAGTTTAATATTGGTAGTAAACTTTTAGAAGAACACAATGTAAAAGCTTTAGAACACTATGTCCTAGAAAAAGAAGTGGATGGTCAAGTTGCCTCTTTAAAAATAAGAGGTAGTTATTTATATGGTTATTTTCAACAAGATGGAACCCTGTACAAAGTTTATCAGCCCAAAACTTTAGATAAGAAGTTTATAAAAGTTGGTAACTATATACAAGGTGAGGAACAACTTCATAACCAAGATTATCTCTTGATAACATCTAGTTTAAAAGATGTTATGTCTGTAAAGTCTCTGAAGCTTAAAATAGATGTAATTGCTCCAGATAGTGAGAACACTATGATAAGATCAGAAGTAATGGAAGACTTACAGAAAAGATTTAAGAAGATTATAGTCATGTTTGATAATGACGACGCTGGTATAGCATCTATGCAGAAATATAAAGAACGCTATCCTTTTATAGAGACGGCTGTACTTTTTATGAGTAAGGATGTATCTGACAGTATAAAAGATTTTGGAGCTAAGGAAGTTCGTAGTAGATTAGTACCCATACTAAACAATAAGATAAATGCCTAAAAGAAAAAAAGTAATCAGAGCTGTCAGAACCAGAAATGCTGGTACAATGACTGAGTCTGCTTTTTGGTCTTTTATTAGAAGTGCACTTAGACAAAAGTCTAGATGGTGGAAACCTATTACACAGTGTAAACAAAAGTCTAGAAGAACTTATAAGGGTCCAAACAAAAGACAAAAGTTTGAATACCAGTGTAATGAATGTAAGAACTGGTTTCCTGAAAAGAAGATTAACGTTGATCATATAAAGCCAGCAGGTACACTAAGATCTGCTAATGATCTTCCAGGGTTTGTAGAACGTTTATTTTGTGAAGCTGACAACTTACAAGTGCTTTGTAGCAGCTGTCATGATGTTAAAACAAAAGCAGAAAAATATGGAAAATAGCGTACAACTATTAGGGTATTATGGGTCTGACGAAATAATAGCTTGCTCAGCATGGACTAGTACGTCAAGAGATCTTACAGAAGACAAGAAAGAACGTATACCTAAGCTTATAAATATGCTTTGGTCAGAAGGACACGAAACTCCTTTTGAAAAGGGTACAGTTCACTTCTTAGTAAACTGTGATATAGCTTCACATATACATCTACTTAAACACAGAATTGCATCCATCAATGCCGAATCAGCTAGATATAAGGAGCTAAAAGAAGATAAGTATTATATACCTACTGACTGGGATAATAGATGGGCTATTGCTCTACATAACTACACAGAGATGGGTAATAGACTCTACCACGACTGCTTAAGAGAACTGACACCTGTATTAGGTAGAAAAAGGGCTAAAGAATCAGCTAGGTTCTTCAAGACTTATAACTCACAGATACAGGCAGACGTTATGTTTAACATGAGAAGCTTTGCTAACTTCTTAAAGCTGAGAATGTCGGAGCATGCACAATTAGAAATTAGAGACATTGCTAGCCAGATGTTAGAATTAGTTACAAATATTCCAGGGTCACCATTTAAACACACACTGGAAGCATGGAAATTAAAATGAGTTTATGGAATTAAATGAAATTTTAGAAGAATCTATTAAGTTAATGCAAGAAGACTTCTATAAAAAGAAGTTTTATTTCTCTTATAGTAGTTTAAGTAAGCTTTTGTGGAACCCACAGGCTTTTTATCAGATTTATGTATTAGGTAACAGAGAAGAGCGTGATGATGCTCATTTAGTAAATGGTAAAATTATACATGCTTTACTGCTAGAACCTGAAAAGTTTAATCAGAACTTTGTTATAGCCCCAACAAGCCTACCTACAGGTAATACTAAAAAGGTAGTAGACACTGTATTTAGACACCACTCAGAACTTAAAATAAACGGTGATCAAAGAACGGAGCTGGCTGAATTTGAAGCAGCTATTCTGGATGTAATGAGAGATATAAACTACTTTCAGAATCTAAAAACAGATCAGCAAAGGTTAGACAAGGTTATTACTTCTGATACAATCAGTTACTGGGGATTTTTACAAACAAAAGGATCTAAAACGCTAATTGACCAGGAGTCATATGACTTCTGTAAGAATGCTGTAGATTTAATAAAGACTAACAAGGAAGTTTGTAACTTGATTGGTTGTGACGTAACAGACTTTGACAACAAAGAGGTGTATAATGAATTATACTTAGAGTGTCAAGTAAATGACAAAGTTTTTGGACTCAAAGGAATTATAGACAATATTGTTATAGATCATGATCAAAAGGTGATATCTATAAACGATATTAAAACTACATCTAAAGACCTCAAAGATTTCCCCGAAACTGTAGAATTTTATAACTATTGGCTGCAAGCTGTAATTTATTGCACCATTGTTGGAGTAAAATTCATAAATTTATATGAGAAGGGTTACAAAATAAAGTTCAGCTTTGTTGTAATTGATAAATCTTATCAGGTATATGCTTTTCCTGTTAGTGAAACTACACTAGGTAACTGGATGGAAAAACTACTAGGTGTTATAGAAAAAGCAGATTGGCATTATACCAATAAAGACTTCACCCTTCCTTATGAATTTGCAACAAATAAGGTGATTCTTTAAAAAAATGTCATGATAGAAAAACTCTATGGAAAGTACTTTCAAAAGTCTAGATCTTTTCTCTATCCCATATTAGGTATAAAAAGGACTAGTGCTAACATCCCTAAAGGAACATACATTTCTTTAGAGGGATTAATAGGTCCTGAAGATATGAAGTTGATCTGTGTCTATCCAGTTAATGAATCTGAAGGCTTCAAAGCCTTTGAAAATCAAATGCTTATAGGTAATCCCCTATTTTCAGAAAAGATGCAGGTGAGTAATACAAACATCTATATATTTGATTTAGAGTCTTATAAGATTGACTGGTTCAACTTCATCTTGGGTAAATACTCAAAACTATCCAACCCTGTAAAAAGAGCAATTAAAACCTATTATGGTGAGAAAACAGCTGAGTATAAGTATATAGAAAGCTACCTCTATCCAGAAAAGTACTTTGAAACTTATGCTAACCTTTTGGAAGTAGACATAGCCACCCTAGAAAATATTGGGGAGCTTTGTGATGCTTGTGACTTAGAAAAAGAAACATTAAAAATTCCTGTAGAGTATTTGGAATTACTAACAAAAATAGAATAAATTTGTTACAAAATTATTATTATGAGTAAATCAATGATGCTAATTACATCAACCTGGGGAAAGTCTAAAACATTCAGACTTATCCCTGTTACAAAAGATAGTATTTATAACGAAGCTATCTTTGACTTAGACAATAAAGTGCTTGCACTTATTTCTAAGGAGAAGAAACAAACTATGCATATGTTACCCAAACTGAATGAGTTCGGAGACGTTCAGTACCTTAAGGTGGGTAAAAGAGCTAATGGAAAAGAGTTTAGTGAAGAGCGTAAACTTGTAGAAACATTCTATGAGTATTATGTTGAGAATGTAGAAGAGGTGGTAGAATTTGTAAAAGCATTTGCTATTAATGCAGATACATTCAACTACCAACAATACATCGATGCTAAATCTGAAACAGTTAATCAGCCTAGCCTGATCCAATCTGTATAAGAATAACTATTAGCTTTAAAAGCAGATGTTCAAAAGACATCTGCTTTTTTGTCGAAAGGGGGAACAGCTTAACTGAACACTGTATTATGGAAAATTATGTAAAGCCTAATTGGATAATGGACTATGAGACACTATCTAACTGTTTCATAGGAGTATTCCAACATTATAAGACAGAAGAAAGAAAGGTGTTTGTTGTTTGCAAACAGCGAACAGACTTCCCAGAATTTATAGCATTTCTAAATGAATGTGTAACTAAAGGTCAGTGGCATATATCCTTTAATGGATTAAACTTTGATGCCCAGATTACACAACACATTCTAAACAATCAAAAGAGACTTTTAAAATTGTCGGCAGAGGCTGTAGCTGCTGAGGTATATAACTATGCCCAAAAGACAATAGAAAAAAGTAACAATGGAATGTTTGTAGAATATGCTCCACATAAGTTAAAGATCAAACAGATTGATGTATTTAAACTTAACCACTGGGATAACAGGGCTAAGATGAGTGGTTTGAAATGGGTTCAATATTCTATGGATTGGGAGAATGTTGAAGACATGCCTCATCCTCATTATAAACCTGTAGAGAATGAGCAAGAACTTGAGAACATTATAAACTATTGTATAAATGATGTTCTTAGTACAAAAGAAGTTTTTCATCATTCTAAAGAACAAATCCTCTTAAGACAAACTTTGACCAAAGAGTATGGAATAGATCTCTATTCTGCTTCTGAACCAAGGATATCTAAAGAGCTGTTTTTACATTTCCTCAGTCAAAAACTTGGTATTGATAAATCAGATATTAAACAATTAAGGACACCACGTCCCTATATAGTGTTAGCTGATTGTATCCTACCCTACGTTGAATTTAAAACTCCAGAGTTTCAAAAGGTACTTGACTACTTCCGTACAAAGGTGATTACATCTACAAAAGAAGGATTTAAGTATAGTGTAGACTACAAAGGAGTTAAGACAGACTATGGTCTTGGCGGCATCCACGGATCTATAGACGCTGGTCTCTATGAAGCAAAACCAGGATGGACAATTATGACATCTGATGTTACTAGCTTCTATCCCAATCTAGCTATCAAAAACCAGTTTGCTCCACAGCATCTGCCTAAGAAAGAATTCTGTGAACTGTACGAATGGATCTTCGAGGAAAGAAAGAAAATACCAAAATCAGATCCAAAGAACTATGTTTACAAGATTATTCTAAATTCTACCTATGGGCTAACTGGTGATGAGAATAGTTTTCTGTACGATCCTAAAATGACAATGCAGATTACTATTAATGGTCAACTACTTCTAAGCAAGCTTTATGAAATGCTAACATTAGCAATTCCTGAAGGTATTCCTCTTATGCAAAATACTGATGGTCTTGAGATGCTGATTCCTGAATCTGATGTACAAAAATATATGGATGTATGCAGACAATGGGAAGTTCTAACACAGTTGAGTTTAGAACACGATCAATATCAAAAGATGATCATCCGTGATGTAAACAACTATATGGCTGTTTATAAGAACGGTAAAGTAAAGTGTAAGGGAGCATTTGAGTGGGAAGACTTAGACAAAAAGAAGGTAGCTATGTTTCATAAAAACAAAAGCTTCCTGATTATTCCTAAAGCAATTAATGCTTACTTCATTAATGGTACTAAACCAGAAGATTTCTTAGAACAGAACAATAATATATATGATTATTGTGCCGGTGTAAAAGCAAAAGCCGGTTGGAGGTTTGAAGAAAGAAAAGTGGTTAATAGTCAATTAGTTATAAATAAGCTACAGAAGATTGTAAGGTATTATGTTTCCAATACTGGAAGCAAACTAGTAAAATGTCATGACGACGGACGAGAAATACAGGTAGAATCTGGTGAATGGTTACAAACAATAATTAATAAACTAGATAAAAATCTGCCGTTTGCTAGTTATGATATAAACAAGAAGTATTATCTTGAAGAGATTTATAAACAAATAGAACAGATTGAAGAAGTAACTTTTAAATCTAGTGTACAACTTTCATTATTTTAAAAACAAATTTTATGCCAGCAAAAACACAATTTAGCACAGAACAGTATTTAAGAAATGTTGAACTTCCTAATCACGGTAAGAGATATCAGGTGATATCTCATGGACATATTATTGATCAGACCCGTAACGAACTTGTAACTGCAGGGTTTGATATTAAAACAGAATTATATAAAACAACTTTAGATGGGCAGATTGCTCAGGGTATTTATCATCTGAACTATGCAACAGATCCAGAAATTGGATTAATGTTTGCATGGAGTAATAGTTATAATAAGATGATGAGATTTAAGTGTGCAGTTGGTGCACATGTATTTGTTTGTATGAATGGTGTTGTATCAGGAGATTTGGCTAACTATAAACGTAAGCACACTGGTACAGCTTTGGCGGACGTAAATAATAGTATTTTGTCCCAGGTTTCTGGAGCAAAAGAATATTACAACAATCTTATTGCAGATAAAGAAATGCTGAAACAAGTTATCTTAAGTAAAAAAGACCAGGCAGCTATTGTTGGAAGACTGTATGCTGATAATGAAATTATCACTCTTACACAAGTTGGACTTGTAAAGAAAGAGATGGAAGAGCCTACATACAATTACAATGTAGATCCTAACTCAGCTTGGTCTTTATATAACCACTTGACACTAGCTCTAAAAGATTCTCACCCTATGAGATATCTGTCTGATCATCAGAATTTACATACATTCTTTGTTAACGAGTTTAACAGTGGAGCATCTCAAATTTACTCTGCTGTAGAAGAAACTCCAGTTTTTGAAGAAGTTACAGATTCTGTAGAAGAAGATACTAATGTATTTGGTGTAAACTTTCTATAACTAAAAAGGGAGGGGGTACGTTCCCCTCCCAAATTTTATCTTATGATTATAGCACTTAACGGTTATGCTGGATCTGGTAAAGATACTATAGCAGCTATTATTCAGTATCTCTTATGTACTAACAAAGGGGACCTGGATATTCAAAATGTTGTCAAGTATTATGACAAGCATGCTTGGTGGTTAGAGTATCAGTCAGGTTGGGAAGTAAAGAAATTTGCTGGTAAACTAAAACAAGTAGCAGAGCTTCTTACAGGTATTCCCAAATACATGTTTGAGAATAGGGAGTTTAAGGTTGGCAACATGCCTGAAGAATGGACAAAACATGGTATGCCAATGTCTGTAAGAGAATTCTTACAGAGGCTCGGTACAGACGGTCTCAGAAACAACCTATGTGATAATGTATGGGTGAACGCTCTAATGATAGACTATAAACCAGAGCATGATGTAGAATATACTACTACAGAAAACAATAGTGTTATTCCTACAGAGTTTATTACAACCTATCCAAACTGGATTATTACAGACTGCAGATTTCCAAATGAGGCCCACGCTGTAAAAAGAAAAGGTGGTATAATCATTAGAGTAGATAGACCTAGTGTTCAACCTGTAAATAAACACGTATCTGAAACAGCATTGGATAGCTGGAACTTTGATTATAAAATTATGAATGGATCTGATTTAACAGCCCTAGCTTTTACAGTGGAGACCATTTTAAAGAAAGAAAAGATACTATGAAGATAATAAAACAGAAAACTAAAACCCTGATAACTAGAGATAATGGGAGAAGTAGTGACGCTATTTCTCCCAATTTTATCTATGGCTGTTTGGGCGGATGTATGAATTCCTACTGTTATGTAGGACGGTATAACAACGATAAGGTGTATATAAATGAGAATACAAAAGATATAGCAGACTCTATAACAAAATGGGTGGATGCACAACCCTGGCCTAAAGCACCAAACCAGGTTGATGATACATACTACGTTATAGACATAGGCTGTAGCACAGACGTAGCTTTAATGAAAAAACACTACGACTGGAATAGTGTGTTTGAATACTTTAATGTATACAATCCAAAAGCTAAAAGTACATTTGCCACTAAGTATCCATCAATGTTTAATCCTGTCATCTATGACTTAGATAAAAATAAACATAGAATCAGGGTGAGCTTGATGCCCCAGAAATACTCTGATGTATTAGAGCCTAATACAGATAAGATTTCAACAAGAATTAAATCAATTTCGTACCTTCAACAACATATGGAAGTACATATCAACTTTAGCCCTATCATCTACGCAGATGGTTGGCTAAAAGAATATGAAGATCTTTTCCAAGAAATTAAATGTAATGAAATTGAAACCAAATGTGAGTGCATCTTTCTAACGTATAACAATATACAGCATGAAAGAAACTCTCCTATGGTAAATGATCTTTGTTGGAAGCCAGATATTCAGGAAAAGAAAGATTCACAATATGCTCCTGATAATATCCGTTATAAGTGGCAACTGAAAAAACAAATGATACAGGACTTTACCAACCTGTATAGTAGGTATTTTGATCCGGCTGGTATCCGTTATATATTTTAAAACGTATGACTCTAGGAATTGGAACTGATAATCTTTGTATAAAAGTATATGATCCTGTGAATCAAAAGATCATAGCTGTTTTTGATACCTATAAAAAAGCATCTGCAAGACTTGGTGTATCAGCTGAGTTAATTCATAGAAAAGTGACCTCTAAAAGAAGGTTATACTCTCCTAAATATGGATTAGATGTGGCTGTGAGAATAGGGCAAAAGACAAAAGAAATGGATGAGCTAATCCTAAAAACAAATAAATATAAACCACTCTAATATGTTTGAATTAAAAGTTACTCTGATTAGTAAATCAGAATGCCTACTAGGATTTCTATTTGACCAAGGTGAATTTGAACTTGTAGAAGATACGTGGGTTCCATTTACCAGACTCAGAATAGGAATTATTTTTGCTATAGTAGATGTCACCTACTATAAACGAAAATTCTAAAGCTATACGTAAGGGACGGTTATTTATACTGTCCCTTACGAGCTTTTTCAGCAGATTCCATAGCTTTTCTTGGAGACAAGCTAGATCCAGTAAGACCAAAGATTTTAGCAAGGTCGGCTACAGCTTTAGATGCATCTCTTTTTTGCCATGGATAAACACCTCCAGGTATATTCTTTTGATAGTAGGAACTATTATCCCCCACTATATTACCATAAGTGTGTTCAATAACTTGCCATGGAAGCTTAACACCCACATCCCATAGTGCACTTGGATCAGGAAGCTGTTTAGCAGTATTTAAAAACATTCTAGGATGGGAAAAAGTCTGAACCTCTGTAAGAGTAGTAAGTGTGATAACAGCTGCTTGATTTACAAGCCATCCTTCTAAGTTAAAGTTTTTACCAAATATCACATCCTTTTGTCTTCTTTCCATCTTTTTGAAACGGTCTCTATCATCGTCATCATACTCAAACATGTATGATAAGAGCATATACATCATAGCAAGAGAAGCTACCTGACCTACCACCTTACGTGCTGCAGCTGCTTCGTCAGCATCCATTAATTTATAGTAGTTTTCACCATGTTTAGCATATACAATGAAATTCTTTAACATTCTTAAAAATGCAGTGTAATTACCAGAACTCACTGTACCTAAAGCAGCACTGGTTCTTTTAGCTGCAACATGGTTCATAAACATAGAAGTAAAGTACTTCTTAAAAAATAAACCAATTTGTCCAAAGTAGTATCTATTAATTTCAGGTTGACCAAATCTACTATAGTTACCTTCTAAACGGTCACCTATTTCATGAATCTTATTCTTAATCTCATTAAACTTTTTACCCCCTGGGGCATACGCAGGATCAATTCCAGGTTTTAATTCAATCTGCCCATTTACAAGATGGAAAGCATTGATATAGGGAATTTCATTTGTTGCTCCATTGATAGTTTGTTTAACCTTTTCAAAGTAGAGCATACCACACATCACCTCTGTAGTAGCTTCAAGCTGTAAGAACTTTCTAGGTGACATTAAGAAACTAAGATTAGCAGCGTCATCAATAGCTGATCTACCAAATTGAGTTTCTACAGTTTTTCTAAAAAAGTCTTGAGCAGGGTCAAAGATTTGCATCAACTGTACATCCAAAGATTTATTCTTCAATCTATAAATCTCTGTAGAATTTGCAACCATCATTTTAAAAGCTCTAGCTTTACCTAATGCATAACTAGGAAGGTCTAAGAATCTACTTCCTGAAGCTTCTATAAATCCTTGTACAACGGCTGCATTTCTATTTTTAATAGCTGATGGTATATTTAATGCAAAAGATGCTAAGCTTACTGTTTTTGAAGCAATTGCTTTAAGCTTCCATAAAAGAGGTATATTTTGTGAAAAGTCTGTTATACGGATACCTTCAAATTCTCTCTCATACAAGTTACGAATAGCTTTAGCACGAACAGACATGTTCTTAGGTTTCAAACCAACCTTCTCACCAGTTTTTTGATAAATCCATTTTACAAACTTATCTGTTTTAGCTACAGAATTTTTAGGATCTGTCACTACACTTTGAAGAGCTTTTGCAAACGGATTAATTTCAATCAGTTTTTTTTGAGTGATTCCAGAGTGCATATACCTCATCATAGAATCTAGAAAGTTCATACTTACCTCCTCAGGCTTCATATCATAAAGACCCTGTATAGGAATTTGTCTATGTTCTTCATCAAACATATCAGCATTTACAAGCTGACCTGGATTAAAGTTTAATCCTTTTTCATAGTCATCTTTACCCGTAAAGAAGGTTTTTCTTATATTAAGAAACCATCTTTTACCAGCATCTATTTTTTTAGAAAGCTGTGCATTTTCAATAGCCTGAGTTCCAAACCTAGGTACTTGCATATACAGACGACTCTGTCTAGGCATCTCTTCTTGAAACTTCAGATGGTATTCTTTCATTTTTTCAAGAACATCAAACTTAGCACGATCTGATCTTTTTAGATTGTCATACTCAGCATTGATATACGGAGAATCAGACTTAGCACCTTCAGCAATTGTTTTAGGTAAGAAGTTTCCTTTATTGTCTACTGTTTTACCTACAATCTTTTCTGTCTTATACTGATCTTTAACCTTACGATAAAAGTAAGAAAGGTTAGGACTGCCCTCAATTATTTCTCCAGAGGCAAGTTTAATTGTTTCAAAATGAGACGGGTCATTAGGTCTAACCTTATTCCAAACATACAATCTTTCATACACTACAATATTCTTCTTTGTAGCAGCATCAAATACTTCTTTTCTAATGTGATTATCTTCAAACCATTTTTTAAACTCAGGGCTTTCTTTAAATAACTCTACATACCTGCCAGGTTGAAGAATCTCATTAGCTGTAGCACCCGTAATACGGTCAGCTACACCCATTTTACCAAAATAATTATTTACAATATCTACATAGTAGTCTGTAGCATCTTTAGACTGTAAGGCACCGAGTTGTCTATAAAGATTAGACAGCTCTATCTGAGTGGCTTTATCAACCCCAAACTCTGCTTTACGTTCAGTGAGTTCATTAAGTCTAAAACGTTGTTCAGGAGTGAGTTTTTGTCCTGATTTGATTGTATCAAACAACAATCCCATCTCCTCAAACTCATCTTTAGTCAGTCCACTAAAACCTGCATAGTTATCTTTCTTATCCTGAATTTCCTGCTGTAGTTTTTTAATACGTTCCTTAGCCTTTTCAGATATATCAGAACCAATAATCTGACCATCATTATCTCTAAAGCCTACAGTGGCATCAATAATCTCTTCTATCTCTGCAGTGGAATCCACCTTAAGACGTATATTATCAGGAAGACGATTTAAAATCTCTTTAATCTCTGTAAAAATTCTAGCTCTTTCTTTATAGAACTCATCTGTAAACTTAACCACAGTGTTTTCAGAAATCCAACTTTCCCTTTTATCTCTAAACTCATCACTATCTTTAGCAATACCTGAGTCAATTAAGTTTTGTTCAAACTGATCTAAGGCAAATTGAAAAGCACCATTTATAGGAACAAATTCAAAAAACTTCTTAGACTCTTTTCTATACTTACGTTCAATAGCAGCAGTGAGATATTCTTGTCCTTCTTTTAAATTACCATTTGTATTGGTTAAAGAAGCAAGTTGGGAATACTCCTTCCATAGAGCTTTCTTTTGCTGA